ATGCGCAAACCAGGATCTAAAGGCGCGCCGACCAAGGCGCAATTCAAGAAAGCGGCTAAGACCGCAAAGGGGAAGAAGTAATGCCTTACGGCAAGAAGAAAGCCGCGACCAAGTCTACATTCAAAACGTGCAAGGGCTGCACATCGCCAGCGGCATGTAGCAAGGCCAAGGCTTGCAAGGGCAAAAAGAAATAAGGGGGTGGTCTAGGAGCCATGCGCGACAAGGAACACAATGCGCATGGCTACCCAGATAACTAACCTACAGAAGCTCCGCTTCCTCTACTGCCACCTCACCATAATCCTCTGGCCCTTCAGGCATTGGTGGCTCTTCCTCAAAGACCTCAGCCTCAATGATAGCGGCGGAACGCGTGGTCGTTTTGTCTTGCGACGGTTTGTCGGCTTCCTGTACGTCTGTTGCATAGGTGTAGTTCTCGTTGTCGTGTTCGAGCATCTGGTCCAGGTCAGCTGACGACGGCAGATACTTCGCGATACGGCGCAGCACAGACTTCTTAGCCATTTCCTCAGGCCACTCAGACCACGGGCCTCGACCACTTGCGCGACTGACACCTCGCACCTTAGCTATCTGCTCCATATTCATCAGCTCAACAACCGAGCCGCCGTCCTTCATTTTGGCGACGGCGTAAACACCAATCATAGGACCGCGCTCACCAAACCAATCAGGCTGGTGGTCAGGCACGTCGTCGTTCGCCGGGTTGTAGGCAAACTTGTCCTTCTCATGCACCGTCTGCGCGGTAATGGTGCTTATCTGTCCGCTGTTGCGCAGCTTCTTGAGCAACCCAGCAACCATAGGCATGTACTGCGCTGACCCTTTGAACTGGACGATAGCCGCCTCGCGTCCGTCTAGAATCAGACCGTCCTGCGCCGCCTTTTGGCACGCCGCGTAAATAGAGGAGCGATTGCACTTCAGGATGCCGGGGTTGTTTTGCACCGCCCCAACGATGGTGCGCATGAACTTCTGACTGGGGATGTGCGCTGGCAGCACAGACTTGAACTGACGCTCGTGCAATGCGAGGTCTTTGGTGAATACTGCAATTTCGTTGCTCATTATTTCTTCTCCCGAATGGTGAATTGACGATAGCCCTTGCGACCGCCGTATGTCTTGCCGACCATGTCAGCCGTGATGAGGGTAGGCTCGGTGTCCTTGGTGCGGCCACAACTCAACGTCAGGTTATCTGAGGTCACCTTGTTGATGTCGTCGCCAATGAGGTCAAGCATTTTCGCTTTCAGTTTCTTGGCTTCGTCGTCTGCTTTCTTTGCTTCAGCCTTCCACGTTTTGTAGCGAGCCATAAAGTCAGATAGCTGCTCATCAGCTTCTATTGTTCCGGCGCCGCCGCCTGGGTGTAGCTCAATAATTACGTCGGCGTCCATCTCATAATTTGGCGTAGGCTCGACACCCGCCTCGATGCTGCGCCAGAACTCGGATGCTTTCTTGCGAATGCCTGCGCCCACCTTAGGGTTGCGCTCGCGGAAGATGAGGTGAAGCGAGTTACCGCCAACCAGTGCGGCGATGATGGCACCGGGGCGTTGCGCAATCTCAAGCTGGTGCTGCACCTGCACCTCGATGTGGTCAGGCGCTTCGTCTTCAGTCCAGTTGTCTCGGTAAACCCACTGGTCGACGTTCTTGCACTCAATAAGCCAGCCAGCGTATTCACCCTCAACCACCTCGTAATCGAATGACGAGCCGAGACGGGCGTAAGGGTCGCGCATGTAGTCCTTCAGGGGCTTAATCGCGGCGTTAAGCTCCATGCCTGCCAGCTGGGCTATGCCTGACTCTAGGGCGCGACCTGCGCGCATCCTGAAGTTATCGGGGAACTCAGGTGTCTCTCCTGAGCGCTTGCGGTGCCAGAGTTCAAACTCGGTCATGTACGGGCTAAGGCCGAATAAGGCAGCAGTCTCAGTGCTGGTCAGGTCTTGCTTTCGCATGCCGAGCCAGTGCTGCTCGTTCTCCGGGGTGATGCGTTCAATCATTGGTGTATCTCTTGTTGTCACGAGTGACAATGATGAATCAATATGACACATGCGTCAACAACGAATTGAAAGGCGAAAGTTACCTACCTCGGGGAGCGAAAGTTACCTACCTCGGGGAGCGAAAGTTACCTACCTCGGAGGTGCTTGGAGTCCGTCAAGATAGCTCGAAGTGCGGCGCATCAATGAACGGTCTGCGACCTTGCGACCTGCGTTTATCAACGTAGCTGTTCATGGCCTCTTCCATAGTCCCCCGCCAGACACTGATGTTGCTCACAGTCCAGGCGCCGCCCCAGCGTACCGAGGCAGTGTGGTGAATGGCTGCTTCTTTGAATGCGTCTGCAATCTCGTCGTACAGAGCAAGCTCCCAGCTAATGCGCGGCCCGATGTACGCAACGACATCAACCGCAAGCCCGGTCAGGTGTTTGCTGTGCATGGTCTTGGTTGCACCACGGTCGTATAACTCCTGCTGCGCTCTAACGGTTCTGAGTCCGCAGGTCACGCCAAAGTCGACCTCGGTGAGATTGATAGCCTCATGGACGATGGAGCATAACTGCGGGTGTACGCCTTCAAGACGCTGTAGTGACTTTTTCGACAGCCTGTACGTTGACATTATATTTGACGCCATAGACAATAATGAGGTTCGGATTCTAACACCCAAATTCACATGAGAGACAACAAGAAACACCTGAAGCAGAGCATTATTGATAACGTTCGCAAGCACGGGAATGTTGCGAAGGTGTGCCGTCAGTTCTCGCTTACACGGCAGTGCGTTTACCTATGGAAGCAGCAGGACGCTGAGTTTTCCAGGGACTTCATCCAAGCCGTTGCCGATGGCCGTAAGGCTATGCGTGCGTTCCTTGCTGGCTGATGCCTTTACGAGACTACCAACAGGTCATTATCGACAAGGCAAGGCGAGCGCTCACACGACACAAACGCGTTCTAATCCAGGCACCGACCGGGGCAGGTAAAACCGTACTCGCGTCGTTCATCATGCAAAGCGTAGCCGAGCGCGGTCAGCGCGGGTTCTTTATCTGCCATCGCCGCGAGCTGATAGACCAGACATCAGGCACGTTCACCAAGTTTGGCATCCCGCATTCTTTTATCGCCGCTGGTTATTCGCACGACCCCACTAGGCTGGTGCAGATATGTAGCGTCGATACGCTTAAGAACCGACTAGCGAAAGTTATCCGCCCCGACTTGTGCATCTGGGATGAAGCTCACCACCTCGCAGCAGGCGGCTGGGCCCGAGTGCATGACTGCTACAGCGATGCGTTCCACGTAGGGCTGAGTGCGACACCTGAGCGGCTAGACGGGCAAGGGTTGCGCCCTTGGTTCGATACGATGGTGCTTGGGCCAACTGTGTATGAACTAATTGAGTCGGAGCAGTTGGCGAAGTATAGGCTATGGTCTATGCCTCCACCTGATATGTCTCAGGCCAGAACGAGGTTTGGCGAGTACGCTAAAGCTGACGTGGCTGCGGCTATTCAAGATTCTCAGGTTATGGGTGACGCCGTTACTCACTGGAAGAAACACGCCCTCGGTCGCAAGACGATAGGGTTTGCCGTGTCGGTAGACCATTCCGAGCAAATGGTGCAGAGGTTTGTGGGCGCCGGGATATCTGCGGTTCACCTGGATGGCTGCACACCAAAGAGTGAGCGCAAGGAAAAGCTGAGGGACTTTGCGCTAGGTCATATAGACGTCGTCTGGAACGTTAACCTGTTCAGTGAGGGGTTCGATGTGTCGGCCAACAGCGGCATAGATGCGACCGTAGGCGCAGTTATCGACATGTCTCCCACTAAGTCATTGGGTCGCTGGCTGCAACGCTGTGGGAGGGCGCTCAGGCCGCAAGATGAAGCGGTTATCCTAGACCATGCTGGGAATGCGTTGCGTCACGGGCTGCCTTGCTCGCCACGAGACTGGTCCCTTGATAGCAAGCCTCGCGTTAAGCGTTCATCCGATGAAGTCGCTGGGCCTAGTGTGACCATCTGCAAGAAGTGCTATTTCACTTACAGCCCTACGATGTACGACCGATGCCCGTGCTGCGGTTACAGGGAGCCTAACAAATTTATAAGCCCTGAGATTGACGGCGAGCTAGAGGAGCTTAAGCGCACCGAGGCTAGGACTAAACGCAAAGAGCAAAGCAACGCCAAAACGATGGAGGAACTCATAAGGATAGGGGTGCAGCGGGGATACAAGAGCCCCCGTGGCTGGGCTCACCACATCATGAAGGCAAGAGGTAACCGAGGTGGGCGCTAGGGAAACGGAGATTACTAACAGGGTCCGGCTTGCACTGGCTAACACCTCGCGGCTGTTTCGCAACCACGTTGGTATGGTTAAAGACGAGAACGGGCGCGTTCACACATTTGGTTTAGTCAAAGGCAGCAGTGACCTCATTGGCTGGACAGCGATAGAAATTACCCCTGAAATGGTGGGCCGCAAAGTTGCGGTGTTTACGGCGTGCGAGGTAAAATCAGAGCGTGGTCGTGTGTCTAAAGAGCAGCAAAACTTTATAGACCAAGTCAACGCCCAGGGTGGTGTTGCATTTGTTGCACGTTCTGCTGACGACGCATGCGACCATATCAGTGAGGCGCTAGGGAGGCTGGCTGGTGATTAAACTCCTGACTAAGATGTCTTGGGCGCGGTTTATGGCGGCGCTCTGCATCCTAGTTTTATCGGGGTATGCCACTAGTACCGCTGCTCAGATTGACGCCAGCAAAGAGCGTTTGGCTGCTTTTGAAGCGACCGCTCAGGATACTTTTAACGTCGCCATTTGGTTGCGCACTAGCGGACTGTTGAGCGATGAGGATATTGAGCGACTAGGTGCGCTGTTTTCGCGGATGGATCTAATTCGCACGCTGGCGTATCAATCGCTGGCTGAGGGTGATGCAGATGGGGTCAGCCAGTACTTGTCTAGCGCTCAAGAGATTCTGTCGGCTATCAACTCCATTCTTGGGGAGTCAATAAAGAATGCAGTTAAACACTCTCATGACCGCTCGGCCACCTACAACAAGACTAGCATGCCGTGCAACTCGGTGAAGAAAACATCATCAAGGCTCTATGGGGCGCGTTAGTCGTTATGGTTGGCGTGTTGTGGAAAGTCGTTAAAGGCGAGCACGTTGAGATTAAGCAGCGGCTCGACTACCTTGAGACAACGAAGGTCAGCCGGGACGACTTAGACTCCCTGAAAACCCTAGTCATCAACAGTATGGATGCCGCCGAGCGGCGCGGCGCTGACCTCAGGCAGACTGTAGAGACGACACGCCAAGAGGCCAGAGAGTCAGCGTCTCGGATACATGAAAAGGTTGAGGCCGCACTGACCCACCTGGACCGTAAGATAGAGAACCAGGCCCAGAACGTTCTGGACATAGCTAGGAATAGAAATGAAAGAAATTAAATCCCTAGACGACGTACACCCGGACCTGTATGAGGCCTGGCATGAGCGCGCAGGCATTCTTGAATACGTCGACGGACTGAGCAGAGAAGATGCCGAGGCCGCCGCCTGGGTTTGGTTTAACACTGAGAGAGAGAACCTGTCGCGGTCCATTGCGATGTGATTATCCTATTTCGCAATGAGAGCCGCACCCATCCTCTATATCTATCTCATCGAAAAAGCCCATCTGTAACTGCGGCATAACATCAATAAATTCAGTGAAGGGCTTTTGCGCTTCAGCCAAAATGTCTTGCGTCGAGCGATGACGCCGGAAAAATAACCTGTCCTGCTCGCCTGCTCGCACCCTGCGATATTTCCGCTCCATTCGGTTCATAAATTCAAAGCGATGCGGCTCATGCTTGGCTATCGTCCACAGCTTCCGGTCGCTTTTTTTCCAGCAAGTCACGCAGTTACCTAAATGTTCGGGCAAGTCTAAATCGAAATTTTGATTGGCCCACCAGTGACGGACCTGCTCTTTTGTGCAGTGCGTCATAGTAATCAATGGGTAAACCAACCCTAGCTCTTGGGCGTTTTTCGCTCATTCGGTCGAACTCGTCTGGCCGAATGCCAATGGCTGTCATATGGTTTTTCTTAAAACCAAGAGATGCCCGAAGCGACTCCATTGGGAATGTTTTCAATCTTTCGGAGCACTGGTTGTATGACGCGTTAGGAACGCCTGACTTTGCAATAAAAGCCTCAAACGGCTCGCCATTTCGCGATGCGCTTTTGTAATCGACAACTTTATGGGTGACTCCTATTCCATGCCTAGGATTGATGACGGCTTCAACCCACGTCAAATCGAGCCCCCATTCTTGGTCGCATCGATGAGCAAAATCCAGCGTGTTTTCGTGCTCCAGACCTGTGTTAGCAAAGACAAATCGAAAGTCATATTCGTCTGCTTTGTTGTTCAGCAGCCACCAGCACATATAAGCAGAAGTCCGGCCGCCACTAAAACTCACAAACATTGTCTCCTTCACTCTACTCGCCCTCTTCCTTCGGTCTAACGTAAGCCCATATCTGCCTGCCGTTTTGGCGGCGTCTTACTCGCTTCCAACCCTCGTGGGTGAGCACCTTCCCGATACGCATCTGCATGCCGTGGTTCTGTTGGGCTTTCGGTATGTCCATCTTGCGCATGAGTTGCTGAACGGTGACCATGTCGCGCCCCGGTAGCTCGGCAATGATAACCTCTTGCCACGGGTCAGACTCATAGCGGTCTGCCTGCTCCTGCTCCGCCAACTTGGTCTCGTAGTCGGTCAGCCACCATTGTTCGCCCTGTAAATACCAGTGCACGGCCTCAGCCCATATCTGCTCGCGGTTGTCGATAATCCTTTGCAGGTTGGTCTTCCCTGTCTTCACTGGCTGGAAACGTCGAGCGCCTGTACTGTCGCGAAGGTAGCCCTGCTCGGGGTTCAGTGTACCCACCATGATGCTAGTGCGCGGCACCTCGATAACACTGCGCCCAAACGGCGGTCGATATCGGTCAATGCGTCGGCTGAGAAAGTCCTTCAGTGTGTTGTGGTCCGCCTTGTTAATGCTCGCAAGCTCGGCGACCTCGATGACCCACTTGCCAGCCATAGTCATGGCTGCGTCTTTGCTGGAAATGTCCGGCAGTCCTGCGGTGTAGTACTCCTCACCAAAAAGCGCCTCGATACAGGTCGACTTTTGTTTGCCCTGTACACCCTCGAGAACCAGCATGTGGTCGACTTTGCATCCGGGGTTTAGAATCCGAGCGACTGCGGATAACGGCCAACGTCTGCCCACGCAACGGTTGTATTCGTTGTCAGCAGCCCCGAAGCAGTCAATTAGCAGCATGCCTATGCGCGGCTTGCCGTCCCACTTCAGGGACATCAACCAGTCAGCCAGCGGGTTGAACTTGTTTTTCTCCGCAATGGTGTTCAGGCAGTTGTGTGTGAGCTGTAGCGATATCTTGCACTCTTGGCGTTCGAGCCATGCCAGAGCCAAGACGTCGTCGGCGTCGTTGCGTCCACGCGGGTAGGTTTCTCCCTGCTCGTGCCAAGGCGGCGGCGCGGCGATGGTGACCTCGCGAGTTAGTGAGTTCAGTTTGAAACAACCCGTCGTCTCCGGGTGCCACCCCAACAGGGTCAGCGCGTTGTTGACTCCAGCCACGATGTCGCCCTTGCTGTTTGTAAGCAGCAGGCTCCTGATGCCGTCGGTGCTGGTTTCGGCCACCGCCTTCGGTTCGGGTTCGGGTTCAGGCTGCGGTTCAGGCTGCGGTTCGGGTGCTGGCGCTGGTGCTGGCTCCCATACAGGTGATGCCGCGCACAGTTTAACGAGCTCGGCGCGGGTTCCGCCTGCGGCTAGCCAATCGCTCACGTCCCCCTTGTCGGGTAGGTCTGGCAGTTCGACAACATGCACGCTTCTTGCCGTCCCGTGCAGGTGTTGTGCGACGTTCTGGGCGTGTTTCCTTCCTGGTTCGTCGTTGTCCGGCAGAATAAACACCGTGCGCCCTGCGAAGTACTGGCTGTAACTCGCTTGCCATTTCTCAGCACCCCCGGCGCAGGTCGTTGCGGTAACGCCAATCGCTGCTAGTGCGTCGGCGTCCTTTTCACCCTCGCACACGATGATACCCTTGGTGCTGTTCAGCAGTTCGGGCAGTCGATACGGGACGCGGGTGACGCCCTTCAGGTTCCAGGCCCAGCCGTTACCGTCGGGGCGCCGCTGCCTAAAATCCTTGGGCTCATATCGCAACACCTGGTAGAGCAACTCGCCGTCTTCGCTGGCGTAGTCGTACTCAGCCGCTATGGTGCGTCGTGCTTTGCCGTTCCCGCTCCCGTTTGTGCGCGTGGGCGTCGGCCATAGTCCTCGGGACTTCAGCGCGTCGATAACGTCGGTCTGCCCGCAGCCTGCGAAGCACTTAACGACCACCCCTTTATCACCGTCGGCAATGCTCAGGCTCGGCGTTCGGTCTTCATGCGCTGGACAGCAGGCCATCCAGCCGTCGCTCGTTTTTTTAGGGCGATTGAGCCCGTTCGCGATTGTTTCCGCGTCCATAATTGTCTGCTTGATTATTTAACGAAGGGAGGCTGGAACTCGTACTCGTCGCCGGGCTCGGGTATCGGCTTGCCTAGCAGAGTAACCTTAACCAGTGGCGCTGGAGTTTCCTCTTCGAGCTTTTTCTTGCGCTTGCCTGAGACGTAAATGAATGAATCCACGTCGAAATACTTAGCGACGTCGGCAGCAAACTGCGCGGCCTCCGGGTCGAGTTCCTTGAGTCGCTTCCAGGCCTTAACGTTCTCTTCGCGGTCAGTCACCGACCACCACCTTGCCCGGTTCAACTTCGGGCGTCCTGAATCCATCGGCGTATGGGTCGCGACCCTCGACAAATGGTTGCGCCTTAGGTGGCACATAATCCTTGTTCTGTCGCATGCGCATGTCGTGCAGCCCTGAATTTACGCGATGCATTCGAAACACACCCCGGTTGAACGGCTCACCCTTTAATGATGCCACGTAGCACCCCCTTTAATTTGTTGTCGTCAGCGTTCTCAGCCGCTTGAATACGCGCCGCTAGTCGAGTCGTTATCTCAAGCAGCGTCGGGTCCATATAGCCCTGATACTTAGAGCCGAGGACGCGCTCAACCAGTTCGTCGTCGGTCATATCGGCTAGTTTTTTATCATGCTCATGCATCACTTAACCTCCGGGCGCGGCGTATCGCACACGCGCTAATAGCTGTTCTAATTTTCGAGCAGGCCTCGTCGTCCCGGTGAGGCTGTGTGCAGATAATGCGCAGCGCCTTGAACAGCCTAGTCATGGTGACGTCGTCGGCCATCACCTCGCGCAGTGCTCTATCGTCGCCGCATGAGAGACGGTCGAGGAAGTCCACAAAATGCCAGTGTTCAAAGTCTTTCATCCCTCACCACCCGCGTTGCGTTGCGTCTGTATTCCTGCGCAACTACCTGCATTTCGCATCGCATCCGCGTGCAGGTCGAGTAACCTCAACCCCAGCGTCATGCGCGGTTCTTTGACGTCGCCCCTGGCGAGTCGCTGCAAGCCCTGAGCGTTACAGTTCAGGTGTCGGGCTATCGTCGCCACCTTCCAGCGTTTGCGCCCTGATATCTCCAGGATGAGGCGCGACCAATCCATAGTGGTTAGGCGCTGGTAGAGTTCTTCGCCGGGCGTCGCTGTGCTCACTACTCCCCCTCCCCCGCATGGTCGCGGTACATGTCGTACAAATGCACGGCCACCGTCACCCGAGGCTCGGCAATCTCAGACCTATGCAGCCGCCCTATCTCGGCGCTCAATACCTGCACGTTATCGCCGCAACCGCGTTCGTTGACCAGATACCGCGCTAGGTCGGCATTTCTCCACCGTCGCGCAACCCTGATGGTTAGGATTACCTTCGGCCAGTCGGCGTTTGCTAGCATATATGCCATCATTCTGACTTCTCCCATTTAAGCTTCATCTGCTGATGTTCGGTGTCAATGCGCGGCCGAGACTGCACATTCCAATTGCCGCCGCCAGACTCCCCCAAACAAGTCCACCCAGCGCCGCGCAGTGACGCCCCTCCCTCGCTTGGTAACGTGTAGGTTATGAGCCGCCTATACCCAAGGGCCTTTGTCGCTCTCCACGCGGCCCCATAGAGAAATGAGCAGGCGTTTCTTGTTCCGTCGGTGCAGCACCTATTCACCTCAAGTGTCCATCCGTCATCTGCATGACGCGAAACCGGACGCCCAACAATCGCGACGCCGCAAATGTCGCCGCACTTGCTAGCCGCTAAACTAAATTTATGCCCGACTGTCGGCTTGTGGTTGCGATGGTGCAGCAAAACGAAGGCGTTAGCTTCTCTAAGCGTTGTTGGAACGATAACGAGCGGCGCCATCATTTACTTATCTCCAAAACAGCCGCGCATAAAGCCTCGGGGTTATCTTGCGCCGCCGTGCGATATGTCATCGCATCACCCAGCCATGCCCAACTCCACGTGGCCGTTGCACACTCTAAAACCCGCCAAGCGTCGGCGGGGTCGTGGATAGGGTCGAACTCATTGATGTTTGGCAACCCCTTGAAATAAGTCGTATAAATTACTCGTTCGCCCTCGGATTCGGCGTCATGCAACCCGATAAAATGCGCGATCTTAACTATGTCGTCAGATGTCATCATTTAATAATCTCCCGCTGTTCTGCCACGTCAAACGGGCACGCGAATTGTGATGGCCGCACGCGTTCGCCCTGTATCGTCGCGGTTTCACGTCGACATATGCTGCACTGCAACACGCTGTAACCGTGGCCCTTTATGCTGCCCTTCTCGACTGCTACCCAGTCGCACGCCGTCGCGCTATTCATCGCTCGGTACCCCGTAGGCTAGTGCTGCCGTGTGCAGCTTTTCACTGCGAGTCAGATAACCGTCGTCGCCCCTGCGTGAGTGCCAAAAATCGGACCCGGCGTCGCGCCAGCTATAGTGTGCGCACACTGCTTCGCGTAACCGCTCTTCGTTCGCCATGAAAAAGTCCTGGCAATCATCTATAGCCGTGCGCGTTTCAGCCCTGCTTAACTTACGTTTGGCAGCCACCGTATAGCCCCATAAAAACTCAGCTGGTATCACCGAAACAACTCCCACGGTTGAACGCCAACGAAGGCGGAAGCGAAGATTATAGGCGCAACGATATACACCACTGCAAAAATGAACACCTTTGCTAACATTTGAAAACCTCTGAATTGGGTAGAGCAACCCCTGATGGGCGCTCCCCGTGCCAATATAAAAACCAGTGCGCCAACTGTCGCGCATTCATCACCTCGAACCCGTCGCCGCTCCACACGATAAACCGCACGTCGTCGTGCAACGTCGCCAGGGCCTTTGCGCGCTCGGCTGCCGTTTCCCACCTCATGACGTCGCGCCCTGATGCTTGGGCGGGAATACGTCGGTGATATGCGACACCATCCACCGTCGCGCCTCATAGCTAACCCGTCGGCCCTGCTTGATAGGTAACGGACCGCCAGCAGCTGCGTAGAGTCGCCCCCACTCGTACCGGAATTGGTCGCCACCGTCGGCGTAGTGCCGTAACGGCAGGCCCTGCTTGTTCTCCGTCGCGCCTAGTCGGAATGCCTTACTACCCATAATCGATAGCAGCGTGACTGCGCGTGCATTGTTGATGTTACTCACTGGGTTCCCCTTTTCCCGTGTGCCTGTCTGATTGACAGGTGTGTCAAATATAAGCGCGCAGAAACCCCACGCGCAAGCCCTGATGGATTAGTAACGCTCGACCCAGAAAGCTCTAGGGTTGATGCCGTCACCCTGTATTGTCCATTCGCCGTCGTGGTGTTCGTACGTCGTCAAAAACCATTCTGCGATATCTCGGGCCTCGGCGTCGTCGTCGCACTCATACACATAGCTGTACCCGTCGTGGTCTTCGATAGTGACCTTGTCAGCGTCGGCTAGCGTGTTGTGCTCAGCCGTGCCGTGGCCGTATGTCTCAACGTGAAAAATCGAATAATTCATAGCTAGTAAACCGCATCCAATTCGTGAACCGTGCCGTGATGCAGCGCGTCGAGAACATCGTCGGCCACCATGCGAGCAAGCCTACCGTCGCGCATCGCCGCGAGGTTAAGTGCCGCGACCGTGTACGGGTAGCCGCCACAAGAGTCAAACGACCACCACCCGGCCACGCTATCCTCAGCATCATAGCGGGTCATATAGTCGCGCACGCTTAGCACGTCGTGCGGTACGGTTACGGGTGTGAGCCCAAAGAGCTCCTCGAACGTTGGTGTGTTCATCGTTACCAATCTCCCAAAAAAAAGTGAAAGTTACCTGCCTCTACAGTGCCGTTCGACCTGTGTTAAACATTCGCAAAAACGTGAGTGTAGCTGTACTCGGTCACGCGGTAAGAGATGTAGCCGTGACGCAATTCGTTCTTCGCGTACATCTCGAAGTCAAAATACCGTAGCGCGACGTCGGGCAATTCCATGTTCTCGCTCACGTAGGTGCACGCGAAGTCAGCGAATGAACCGTATTCGCCCTGGTAGTCGTCCATGAGGCGCTGCGCTTCACTGAGACTCTCGCCGAGCTGTATCGCTGCTATGCCTGCTTCGTCGTGCTCCTCGATAAACTCAGCCATCTCGCATAGTTCGTCGATATCGTTATGCTCGTCCACGTAGACCGGGAAGTCGTGGTTATGGATTACGTATTCCTCGGCGTTGGGCACTGGCGAACGCTTCAACATCGTGGCGATGCTATCGTGCACGTCGTCTGGTGTGGTGACCTCAATCCATTGGCCATGTGTGAGCCCTGCGTGGTGTGCGGCTATGCATGCTGCGTAGATTTTCATGAGTGTGGTTCCTGTTAGTTTTCGACAGTGATAAGCGCGTAGTGACCGATTGGTGCTAGCCCTTCTGTACGCCATCCGTTCTCAATTATCTGGCGTCCGTCATACATTGCTTCGGTCTTAATGCTTATCGCGGTAACGGGTAGCGCGTCGGCATGCCGTGATGCGCCCGTTACCGTGGCAAACATTCGCGACGCTGGCACGTCTTCGGGCAGAGCTTCAAGTGTGGTCGGTACTATCGAACCGTCATAGTCGAGGTAATACATGCTTTATTTTCTCCCTTTATCCCGAACGCGCTCGGCCTTGCGCAATGCTTCGCTTACCGTCGCGGCCGTGACAAAAACAACTTGCCACGGCTTCGGGTAAAACCCGCACGTGCCACACTGGCCTTCCGGCCTTACTGCCCAACGATTGCCGCTTAATTTGTCAGCCTCATATTTCATCGACCAAGATCCCCCGTTACGTGATGCCTCAACCGTCATGGTTTTGATTCCTGTTACTGAGTGAGTCTGAGAGTCTAAGCGCGCTAGTGTCTGCGCGCCTAAACCGATTATTTATATCTGCTAAGCAGCACGACTAAACGCTGCAGCACCTGAGCCGTGGACGTAGATAGCAACGCTCTTGCGCGCTTTGCTAGTCGCACCCTGGCATAGCTGACAGGATGCGCACGTGCTCTTGTTGCCTGCTTCAGCGGATGCCGGACACAATACCTCTGCTTTCTTGTCGAACGTTGCGCCAGTCGGCATGACACGGAATGTGCGCCATCCCTGATTGGTAGCGGTTGCGTGGTCAAGCTCAGTGTCAGCACTCGCCATAATCAGCGCTTGCCAGGCATGCGATGCGCTCGAGCGCCATTGGTGTGTGTATCCGGTCCAACCCTTGGCGTGTGCGGTCAGGCTTTGCCAGGCCGTGAGCGGCGCCGCCATGGGGTCGCCATAACTACCCATGCGCACCACGCGCCCGCGTCCGATATCGGCTATGGCTGCAGAAAAATCAAAGAGGGGTCCGCGAACGATGGGCGAGTCACTGATATCTGGATAGTTACCACGATGGTAAGCCTTCCAGACACTGAGCGGCGCGTTATGCGTCTGCACGTAGCAGGTACGCGTCTTCGTCCAGCGTGTGCCGTCATGCTCGCCACGGTGTGGGCAGCTGCCGCAGATGCTTGAGTCTTCGCCAGTTTTAATCGCGATATGTGGCGCGACGTCTTCGCGAAGTATCCAGGTCTGCAGCATGTCGCCAGTTTTCGCGTTGGCTGAGCTTTTAGCCGTGCCAGTGACGATAACGACGATAGGCGCGCCATCTAGTGCACTCGGTCCGCGATAGATGATGTATCCGTTGGGTTTCATCGCTTAAACCTCCAATGCTGCTGCGTGGTCGACTAGGTCGTAAACCGCGTCACATGCGCGAATTCGTGCAGCCTCATCATCTAAGCGCGTGGCTTGTTCAATGCTCGCAACGAGTGAGGTTAGCGCGCCGCCAGGCTCTACAGCGCGGTCGGCTATCAGCATGTGTGCCGTGTGGAAGATTGAGCCCCATGCTTTTTGCGCGGCTAGCGTGCGCTCTTGTCGTCCCGTGAGGGCGATGTTCGACAGGAACGCGAGAAATTCGGCAATCTCGCCTAGCGGGTTAGGTTCGCCAGATGCTGCGCGGTCGCAGATGAATTGTGCGATGTGTGTGTGCGTGGTCATGGTTGTGTGCCTGCTTGGCTGTGAATGTGAGTCTATTGTCACCTATGACAACGACCACGACCAGAACCAATATTGTTTGGCTGCTAAACATTATTTGTATTTGTCACATGTGACAAGCAAGGAGATAATAGCTCCACATTCACAAAGCGGAGCACGCAAATGAAAAGCAACCTAACTGACGCGCTATGTACTCGGGCAATAGCTCTAGACAACCTTAACGAGGCACGCCTAGCAGCTGCAGAGTTACGCGAGAAACTGGGAGGTGATGAACTACAGCGCGTGGGTTTCCGATGCGACGCGGTTTATTGGTCCGAGACTATGAGGCACGCGGCGCTTGGCGCAATACATGAGCTACTCCAAAGGTACTGCGATGAATACAGTGCAGCTTGTGACCGAGTCGTCGAGCTAAAAGCGAGCAGCAAGCCATGAGAGTCCGAGTCTATTACAACCTGAGCCGTTCGGTGTGGTCCATCAAAGCGATGGAAGGCGAACACAAAGGGCGTGTTATCGGCTACGCCAACAGCGCGCTGTTACGCAATGCGCACACGGTTGTCAGCGAAGCCAGTCGCCAGCGTGTGCTGCGCGAGCAAAGGAAAAACGTTCACGCGTACATAGATGGGGAGCTAGCGGTTACGTGCGGGTACCGTGAGCGCCTAATGACTCCGAGCGAGTCGAATGCTCTTTACCATCATCAATCTGGTATGAGTTATTTTTTTGGCTATGAATACGTCTCCTACAACCCGTACCGGGTCAGCCATTTTGTATGGGAAGACACTGGCGAGAGTACCAAAGGGGAGCGGCTGCCCGAGGTATATTTGAGGCATGACCGCAAGGTGCAGGCAGTACCGAGTGATGCTCCTACCTGGAAGCAGGAACACGGGGCGAAGTGGGAGCACTCGTAAGTTATTGATTTATAAGGGAGATACCCCCCCTCTCCTACTATATATAATATATATTAATTATTTATGTATATAAGGTATATATAGGAAAGGGGGCGTATATAGGGCACATAGGTATAGAGGGCGTAGGGGTAATAGGAAAAGGGGGAATAGTAGGCACAGTGGGAGCAGTGAGCGGCATTCTTTACGCGTGTGTCAAACACTTGCATGGTTTTGAATATGCGAATAGAATCGCGAGCGTTCACACTGAAAAATTACAGCGGTTTTGTATGGCGGGCGGCGGACCGAGAGCAGGCGCGGGAAGACCGAAAGGCGTACCGAATAAAGTCACGCGCACAATCAAGCAGGCCGTGCTCGAATCATTCGAGGCCGTAGGCGCTGCCGAGTATCTCAAGCAGGTTGCGCACGACGACCCTAGAACGTACCTTCAAGTTGTGGCGAAAATCATTCCAGCTGAGCTGCACGCCAAACACTCCGGTGACGTATCGCTGACAGTTGTCTCTGGCATTGACTCGCCACCAGGCAGCAAGCATGACGACTGAGCAGCGTGTCGAGACGGGATATCGTCCCCGAGCCATCCAGCGCGCAATTCACGAGGAAATGGCACGCAAACGCTTCTCGATTGTTGTAGCGCATAGACGTTTCGGCAAAACCGTGCTGGCCGTGAACACGCTTATTGACGCAGCACTGCGGGCGGGACGCGATGCCAAGTTTGCCTACGTCGCGCCTTACTTCCGCCAAGCTAAGGACGTGGCATGGGATATCCTTCAGAAATATACCGAGAGCGTACCAGGCTGCACGACGAACCAAGCCGAGTTGTCGGTAACGCTGCCCCACGGCGCTCGTGTGAAGCTCTACGGCGCGGACAATCCTGACAGCTTGCGCGGTATCGGCTTAAATGGCCTTGTAATCGACGAACTGGCGGATATCCGGCCTAACACATGGGGAGAGGTGTTGCGGCCAACACTGGCGAGTGACCGAGGCTTTTGCCTCATGATAGGAACGCCAAAGGGCGTTAACCTGTTCTCGGAGCTTTTCTACGCCGCGCTAGACGACGACGCATGGTTTGCCGGGCACTACCCTGCGAGCAAAACAGGCATCCTGGCGGACGATGAACTGGCGATGATTCGCGCAACGTCTACCGAGTCCCAGTACGCGCAAGAAATGGAGTGCGATTTTAACGCGGCAGTCGACAATGCGCTGATACCGCTCGATGCTGTACTAGCTGCTGCCGGGAAGCATTTGCCCGATGCTGACTATGCTGGCGCTGCCAAGGTTATCGGAGTCGACGTTGCTCGGTTTGGCGATGACCGGAGCGTGATATTCAAGCGCCAGGGGCTCTACGCTCATGAGCCTATCGTCTACAACGATATCGACAACATGGAGCTTGCCGGGCGCGTGGCGAACCAAATAGCCGAATTTCAACCGGATGCCGTGTTCGTAGATGGTGGGCGCGGCGAAGGTGTTATTGACCGATTGCGAATGCTCGGCCACAACGTTATCGAGGTTGCGTTTGGTGGCAAGGCGTCAAACCCACACTACTACAATAAACGCTCAGAGATGTGGGGCGAGCTCGCGGAATGGCTGCGTAGTGGTGGCGTATTACCTGACCATGGCGCGCTAAAGACTGACCTATGCGTGCCCACCTACGACATGAAAACGGGCAAGTTTAGGCTCGAATCGAAAGACGATATCAAGAAGCGTGGCATGAAGTCTCCCGACGTTGGCGATGCACTCGCGTTGACGTTCGCGGAGTCCGTCATGCCGAAAGGTATCAGGAATCTATCTAACTATCGCGGTCGTGTGACGCACGACTGGGACCCATTTGCCGAGGCAGTTTGATATGTGCGTTGGACCATTAGCAGCACCGAAAAAAGCAGCACCGCCACCATTGCCGCCACCACCCCAAGCAATGACCGAGGCAAAGGCACCCAAAGAGCCGAAGCCTAAGGACGTAGAGCGGAGACGACGCGAAGAGCGCAGACGCATAACATCACTACGCGGTGACCGCTCGACCATGCTCACGGGCAGTCAAGGCGTACTAACCCCGGCCAGCATCGGCGGCGCTACGTTGCTCGGCGGCGGGATGCCTAGCTAGATGAAAGAAACCAAAAGGCCGCACATACACCTACACCGCCGCATCACTGACATGCGTGCGGAGCGGTCTTCATGGGTACCGCACTGGCGAGAGCTGACCGCGAATTTCAGTCCGAGACGCGGGAAGTTTACCGAGTCTGACCGCAACAAAGGCCAGAAACGAAACATATTGCCCAACAATACGCCATTGTTCGCTAAGCGCGTGCTGGTATCCGGGCTCATGACTGGCGTGAGTTCACCCGCTCGCCCGTGGTTCAAGCTGAGCCTGTCGAATCGCGACCTAGAGCAATTCGGTCCCGTGCGCGAATGGTTGGATATGGTCGAAGAGATGCAATACCGCGTGTTTGCGGCGTCGAATCTGTACCGCGCACTGCCCGACGTGTACGACGAACTCAGCACGGTAGGCACGGCAGCGATGCTGCAAGAGTCTGACTACAACGACGTAACGCGGTTCACGACGTACACAGCTGGCGAGTTCATGCTGGACACAAACGGTGCTGACCGCGTGGACACGTTCGGTCGAGAGTACGACGCGACGGTCTGGCAGCTAATCAGCGAGTTCGGCGTAGACAACGTATCGCGCCGGGTGCGTGACCTGTACGAGCGCGGGGACTACACGTCCACGTTTCGCGTTCACCACGTCATAGAGCCCACGAACACATGCGAACTTGAAGGCGTGAAGCTGCCTGACGACGCGGCGTGGCGTTCGATTTACTACGAACTGGGCGCACACAAAGACGAATCCGAAGACCAGCTGTTGCGGGTGCGTGGATACCGCCGTTTCCCGATATTCGCGCCACGATGGGCTGCGCGGTCTGGCGACGTGTACGGATATGCCCCGGCGATGGATGCGCTAGGCGATGCGAAGTCGCTACAGATACAGGAAAAAGAGAAGGCGAAGGCGGTTGCCAAGCAAAACAACCCGCCGATGAAGGCTCCGAAGTCACTCGAAAACGTCCCGGTATCGCTGCTCCCTGGCGCGGTGAATTTCACCGAAGACCCGAACAACGTGTTCTCGTCGCTGTATCAGGTGCAGGCACGTCCTGACCTGTTGGCGGTAGATATCGAGCGCACTGAGATGCGGATTAACCGCGCACTGTACGCAGACCTGTTCTTGATGATATCGCGCCAGGACGACGTACGAACGGCGACAGAGATTGCGGCACGCCAGGAAGAGAAGCTATTGCAGCTCGGGCCCGTATTGGAGGGCCTGCACGACGAATTGCTTGAGCCGCTGGTCGAAAACACGTTCGAGATGCTGATGGAACTCTCCGAGCCTGGCTGGTCTGGTATGGGTCCGGCGTTACTGCCGCCACCGCCCGAGGAGCTGCAGGAAGAGAACATCGAAGTTGAGTTCGTATCGGTATTGGCGAACGCGCAACGCATGGTCGACACCGGAGCGATGGAACGCTGGATTGGCTTTGTCGGAAATATGGCGGCGATGAAGCCCGAGGTACTCGATAAGGTCGACGTAGACGAGGCCGCAGACGAGATGGCCGAGAAGCTGGGCGTGCCCCCTCGCGTAGTAAACAACAACGAGGATGTAGCAGCTGTGCGTGAAGGCCGAGCACAGATGCAGCAGATGCAGCAGATGTCTGGTTTGGCGCAGCAGGCGGTAGACGCGGCGAAAACGCTGGGTGACACGCCGACCACGGGCGGAAACGTGCTGAATGACGTGCTTGGGGTGGGTCAGTGATAGACCACGACGACGAAAAGCAGGTAGGTCGCGCTCAGTCGAAGCACCGAAAGCGGCGCCAGGTTGAGTTAGACGACCTGAAACAGGTGTTAAACACGCCATCGGGGCGTCGATTTATCACGCGGCTGCTTGACCAGACGGGATTGTTGGCGTCTGACATGTTCACGGGGAACAGCACGACGTTTTACAACCTGGGCAAGCGGGACGTAGGGCTCTGGGTATACAACGAAATGATGAAGGCAAAGCCTGAGTCGATGATTGAAATCATGAACGACAGGCTGACGGAGAAACAATGAGCGAAGAAACGGGTTTAGACGGCGCAGACATCACCGAAGCCGTCGAATCGGACTCTGAAGCGGTAGAGACTGCCGACAACGCCGCAGAGGAGCAAGAAGCTGTTGAAGTGCAGGCCACAGACACTGAGGACACCGACGATAAAGGTGACGAAGGCGAAGGCGACGACGATGCAGCAGAGGTGCCTGAGGAGTATGCGGATTTTGATCTACCCGAAGGCATGGAAGTCGACACGGAAATGCTTGGCGCGTTCAAAGATGAGGCCAAAGAGTTAGGGCTGACTCAGGAACAGGCGCAAAAACTGGTCGACCGATATGTCAAGGGTGCAGATTTAGCCGCTGAAAAGCAGGTTGAGCAGTGGAATAACATCCAGAAAGAGTGGGTCAACGCCGTTAAAGCTGATGATGAGATTGGCGGCAAAGACATGGACGAGAAGATTGCAGTGGCTAACCAGGCCATCACGCAGTTTGGGACCAAGGAACTCGTGGATGCCTTGCAGATGCACGGTTACGGGAACCACCCGGAAGTCGTGCGATTTATGTATCGCGTCGGCAAACAGTTGACGCAATCGGAGGCGAAAACAGCGTCTCCTGCGTCGAATGAAACCATCGTTGACCGTTGGTACGGCAACACTTCAGAAGGAAACTAACTAATGGCTACCATTGGAAACACCTTCCTTGGCTTGGCGGATATCTACAAAAGCCAAACCAAGACGGGTCAAATGGCCGACATTATCAATATGTTGGCGCAAACGAATGCGATGATGGACGACGCTGTCGTTCGCCAGTGCAACCAAGGCAAGACTCACACGCACACTGTGCTGTCGGGCCTGCCGAGCGTTACCTGGGGTAAGCTCTACACGGGTATCCCTAACAGTAAAGCTCAGCGCACCCAGGTCGAAGACACCACGGGTTTCGTGGAAGGTCGTTCAACCGTTGATGCACGGCTTGCTGAAGTTGAGCCCAACCTCAACGCATTCCGGCTACAAGAAGCGCAGGCGTACCTTGAGGCGATGTCTCAGGAACACCAGCGTGCGGTTATCTACGAGAGCCAGGACTCCAGCCCGGAGAAAATCACCGGATTGGCACCACGTTTTAGCAGCCTGTCTGCCGAGAACGGTTCTCAGATTGTTGACGGCGGCGGCACGGGTTCTGATAACACCTCCGTGTGGTTCATCACCTGGGGTCTTGACTCCTGCCACCTGATTTACCCTGAAGGCACCAGCGGTGGTCTGATTCGCGAAGACCACGGCAAGCAGCGCGTTCTGGACGGTTCTGGCAACGCTTATTACGCGTTTGAAGAAACCTTCCGTATGCACAGTGGTGTGGCAGTCCGTGACTGGCGTAAAATTGTACGCGTGGCTAACATCGACGTTAGCGACATGCAGGCAGGCACTGTGGATTTGTATGGACTGATGCGTAAAGCGTATTACCAGATTCACGGCATCCGCACGCTGGACAACGGCACTGTAAGCGGTGGCATCGACGGTAACTTTGGCCGAGGCCGCACGGTTATCTACTGCAACAAAGACGTGTTTGAGGCGCTCGA